GAATGCTGCCGATGCACTCTTACCTGCGCCGCTGAATGCATTGCCGATGCCGCTGCTCAGTCCCTTGAATGACGTGAGCGACTTCCCTGCATTGGCGATGCTCGTCTTCGCATTCGACGCGAACGTCTTGATGCTCGCACCTGCCCGTTCGAAGAAGCTGCTGCTCTTCTTGACTTCCGTGTTCAGTTCCTCCGTGCCTTCCGCTGCTTCCTTCGCGCTCTCAGCAGCCGCGTCGAACTTGTCGGCGAGACTGCCCGTGGTATTCGACAGCTTCTGCTCCGTCTTGTCAAGGTTCTTCGCCAGTCCTTCAGCTTCCTTCAGCTTGTCGTTGTAGACTTTCACGCCCGACTCAAAGTCGGTCAGGTCTGCCGTGAACTTCGTAATGATCACCTGTTCATCTGCCATAGCGTGTCTTCTTATTAGCCCGGTCCTGTCGTTTCTTTTCGCTCAGTAGCTGCGTGAGATGATGCTCGGCCACCTTCCAGTAGACGCGCATCGGTCCACGCTCCAATACCTGCACGCGCTCGACATCTCCACCAGCGATCATGAACGTGAAGTCATCGAACGCTCGCATCGCCTTTACTGCTTGGATTCGTGCATCTGTAGCACCGCCTTCATCCGTATTCGTGCCAGGGTCCAACTCAGCAACAATTGGTCGAACGCGGCTTCGGTAGTGAGCGATAAGCCGTATAGCTTGCGCCACAACGGCGCGCTGGTAAAAAAATCATGGCCCGCTCTCCCGGCAGACCTAAGCACCTGAATCTTCTCGGTGTGAATAGTAGCGTCGAACAGCCGTGGGTCTTCATCTTCCCGTGCCACGAATAGAGCGCACAGGTCGTAAGCGATCTCTTCCGGTATCACTTCGTTCGGTCTGTTCCTAAGTTCACCGACAGCCTGTGTCGCTTTCACCAGTCGCTTGTTCCGCTCGTCCTGCTTGCTGGTCTTGACCGCTTCAAGGATGTGACCTTCAATCAAGGTACACAGATCATCCAGCGTCTTCTGCCCGATGCCCGCATCAATCATCCTGTTGCACCGCTCGACGTGCTTCTGTCTGATCGCCGGGAAGTCAGCAAGGTCTTCCCATGTGTAGTACTTCACGCCCTGCCAGGTGTAGGCCAGCTTCATGCCATCGAATCCCTTTGGCCGAAGCTTCTGCGAATCAATGAAGCTGTGCAGTTGCTTGCCGAACAGCAGGAACAAGATGCGCCCTATCATTGGGTCACTACTGCGTTGATGCCAGCCGCAGCCAGCAAGTAGACAGGCAGCATGACCAACTCGCCACCCATCACGTACCATGTGGGAATGCCCCACACGCTGACCATGCAGACCGGGCAGGTGAACGTTGGCTTGTGGAAGAAGGTAGGTAGCTTAATCCACGCCTTCGTTATGACGTGCAGTATCATGCCCTCCTGCTGCGATGCGTACGCACCTTGCGCCACCATCGCCATCAACGCTGCTATCAGTAGATGGTCAACCATTGGTCCGTGTTGGTGTAGTAGCTGGTCCGTGGCGTGATGATTCCTGCGAACGATACCACCACCTGGGTGTAGTCCTCCGTGGCTAACTCAATGTCGCATCCCTCCATCACATACGGTGTGAACGGCACAGGAACGCCAAGGTTCAGCAGTTGGACAGAATAGCTGTGGAATTCATTGATGCCAAGGTCGGAAGCGAGAATGTAGTGTTCATCCCCGATTGCTTCAGCGTCAATGTGAATCACTCGCCCCGTTGCAAGGTCCGTGAACTGCACGACCAGGTTCACGCATTCGGACTGGCCGATGTAGATGATCGCGTCATCTTCCGCGCATAGACGCAGACTGTACGCTAATGCTTGGTCGTTGCAGAGCATTGGTCTTACGGTGTGTTTGAATCCACTTGTAAAGGTACGTGTTGATGACGTAACGCATCACGTCCAACTTGTCCGCCCGCTGGTTTGCTTTGCTCCTGTCGCTCTTAATTATGTGCAGGTCAGCGTCTACTTCCACAGACTCCAGGTCATAGATCAGACCTGTGCAGCTTGGGTCGATTCGGAAGTCGGTATGATGATGGTGAACGTATGCCACCTGCTCCCTGCTCTCCTTGTGCGTTGGGTTCGCTGGCAGCTTCAGTTGTGATTCCCTCGCTCTGATCGCTGTCATGAAGTCATCCCACATCGATGCAGTAGACTTCATCTGTATTCGACGTGCCGTTCCCGTATGGTCTCCCGTGTATTGATGGAACATGATGTTCGGCGCGATCGCTGTGATGCGCTCCACCATCTCTTCAATGCTGCCACCTTTAATGTCGATTTCGTGCGATATCCCGAACGTCTTCCCCTGCTCCTGACAGATCAGAGCGCAGAACGGGTCCACGTTAAAGTCGATGCCGATGATCACAGGCAGTCTATTGTCAAGGACGAACGGACGAACGTGCTTCCTCCTGTCGAACGCGAACGCGAACGGACGCTCCGCCTTGGGTCGTGCAGACCAATCGCCATCCAGCAGACGTGCGCGATCGTAGTGGTCAAGATGCATCAACGTGCTGATGTACTGCTCCCGTAATACTTCGTCGGGATTGTCGCGTATTGTGAACAGTACTCTGCCCCTGTGCTTTGGCAGGGTCACCAGGTCAGCGTTGTGGTCAATCACGAACTGATCCTTGATCCACGATTCACCTGGGTTGCCCGTGTAGAGGATTTCGGGCGTGATGTCGTACCTGCTGTGACCGTAGCGCAGTCGTGATAGCAATACCTGACAGGCGCGGGCATCCACTTCGGGTGCTTCATCAACGAACGCATCGGTGTATTCCGTCGATCCGAATCTGTTGTAGTCCGGGTCGCTCGGCATATGCCTCATATACCGGAAATGCTGCTCGCTGCCAGGCCACTCCGCACTGCCGTTCTTCCAGTAAATGCTATGCTCCTGCCCGTTGTAGGTGTAGTGTTCAATCGACCTGTAGCCCAACTCCGACAGGATTTGGAAGTAGGTCTTCATCGTGCTGTCCCGCATCGCCGTGAAGTCTTCACGCCCGATGAACCCACGCGTACCTGGGTAGGCGGTCCTTCGATAGATCTGCCGGAGACATCCCAAGTACGACTTGCCACCACCTGCTCCGCCACCTGCGAAGACTTCGATGATCTCAGGTCTGTCGAGCAGCTTCCACGCTTGCTTCTGCTTCTGCGATAGTGCGATCATTCATCCTTCGGCATGATGATCTGTGGAATGGGAACAGGATTGCCGCCGCTGGTCACATCCACCTTGTTACCGTATCTCCGTGGATCCCAACAGGCCAGCAGCTTCAGCCGTGTTTCGACGCGTGCCTTCTGCCATGCAACGTGTGCGCTGTCCTTGGCCCCTGTTGTGGGAACGCGCTCCGGCTCTTCATCCACGATGGTCAGGCATTGCACAGCTAACGCCTCAAAGCCTTCGTCTCGCGCTTGCGCGACCTTGCGATTGATCTCTTCGTCAGCGTTTCGCCACTTGTTGACCGAATCAACATCGGGCATCCCTTTAGTCCGAAGGATCTGCATCAATGGTTCGCCCGTCTTCAGTCGCGTGCAGATCTGATCAATGACTGCGGTGCGATCGTATTTGCGTTGACCTGCCATCACTTCCGAAGTATTGCGACCTTCTGAATCGCCCATTCGACTCCTTCGTCTCCTCCCCATGCGTCCCACATCAGACCGCCACAGCCCTGCTCGTATGGTACTTCGCTGTTCTGCTTGTGTCTCACGAACGCTGCCATCCTTTGAATGGTCTGAAGACTGATCGCCTCCCTGTTAGCAAGTTGGTTCGCCCTGGCCCACCCTACTGGTGTCCCGCAGTCCCTTGGGTTCCCGCTCTGCTCTCTGAACTTCAATGCCCTCTTGGCGTTGTTGCTTGCTGCCTGTGGATAGTCATCGAAGGTCTCATCAGATGCGTAGACATTGTCAGCACAGATAGCGTAACGCTGGTTCTCGGTGTACTCATCCACCATTGTCGCGTCAGCCATGCAGCGTTTAATGAACGCATCGGGCGTTTCGTTTCGCTCACGCTTGGGTATCGGCATCGCTCTTCTTGGGTTTGCTCATCTCCGCCAGTCCTGCCGCGATCAGCAGCAAGATGCCAGCCGATGCGATGAACGGTAGTGCGGGCATCAAGACGATCACGCCTATGACAGCGATGATGATAGCCAGGCCATATGCCCGTGTTGCCTGTCGTGATCAACAGCTTCTTAGCTTGGCCCAACGCCCACAACATTGCGTTGAACTTAATAGCGAAGGTACTACGATTCACGGGCATCACGTACCTGTCGTGGTTCTTGTGGATCCTCGGCAGTTCGTCGGTGTATCCCGTGTTCGGGTGTGACTTTAGGAATGCTTCAAGGAACTCTTGCTCATCTGTCTGAACGAAGTAGGGTCCGCCTATCGCTGATGCTGCTTCGATCACCGTGGTGTAGTCAACAGGTGTGATCTCCTTCGCCTTGTCGTTGCCGCGATAGATCACGCAGGTCGCGTCACCGATGTTGTTCCTGTACTCTGCTGCCTGTGCGAGAACTTCCTTCGACGGTCGGCAGACATCCATCGCAATCCTTGAAAGGTTTGGCAGGTCAATATCGTCGTACCATCCGTACTGCCAGCCGTGGTCGTAGGCAGTTGGGTTGATGGTCGGCTGCTTGTAGTCACCAAGTAACAGCGTATCAATCCGGTCTGTTGGATTGGTCTTGTAGATGTCGAACTGGCGGCTGCTGTCGATTTCATTCGGCCAGTAGCCGTGATACCTTGCGTATGTATGTGCATCGTGCAGCCTGACCGATAGGCATGATGTCAGTCCGGTCCCTGTTGTCACTATCATTT